CCGAACCCAATGTCAGCGTCCCAGTACCCGTTGTACTGGTGGTCATCTTTGCCCTATTGAGTAGCTTTATCGGCATTTGCTATCCTACGCTGGATCAGGGATTTCAACGTCAAACGCTGCAATTGTGAATGTGTTGCCAGATGTTACGCCTTGCGATGTCGTAAGCGATCCTGTCGCAAGCAAGCGTGTCGCTGATACGTCTGTAATCGCAAAGTGCGTTGCAGTACCCGTGCCAGTGACAGAGCCATCCGTAATCGCTGCCGCCGTTACCTTGCGCCCTGATGTATCGCCATCCTGTGGTGCGCCGAAAGACAAAGACGTAGAATTGCCAAGCGTGTATGTGCTTGTCGCTTCAGTATATGTCGTTACTTCTTGTGAGGTGATGTCAATGCGATCCGCTTCGGTGTCCAGCTTTGTCAGCGCAGCGTCTAGCACATAATCTGCAATAGTTGCCATGTTAGTCTCCTAGTATGTGTTGATCTGCATACGCAGTCCAGAACCACCAAATTTGGCTTTGTCGTTGTTTGCGTTTATACCATCAATTGCGCTTTGATACAACGCTGCCCATGTTCCTGTGCGTTGATCGTCCACTAAATACGGCGCTGAATGAACAAGTGCGCCATACAAGTATGCGTCTGGGAAGTATTGTAGCACCCAATTCGATGATGCTCCGTCACTTAGTGGCGTAATCCGTGAATAGTAGTATAGTTCACCAGTGTACGCTGCATCAGGCGTGGGCCAAATCTCTATCTGCCCTGCAATAATTGCATAATACTGTGGTTTTCCTTGTGTATCCGCATTACTCTGCCGCCTTTGTTGCAAAGTTAGTGGAGTTAGTAACTCTATTGGACGTTCATCTACATCTAAATGAAAACGCACTGCTTCCAAAAATCCCTGTGGCAACTGCGTGTATCGTGCATCCAGTGATGCTGTAGAGCGTTGCTCCATGCGCCAGTGACGTACTTTGCGCTCCATATCTGCTTCTGCCAAGCTGATAAAGTCTGGAATAACAGTTGTTAAATCATCCCTATTTAGCCAATTAGCTATAGATGTTTTCAGTTCAGTGTAATTTGTGATCGCCATTGTTTCTCAACTCCTGAACCTTTACCAAATAATATTTCTGTTGGTCCATTACTACTTCCTTGATGATTTCAACATTGAATTGATCGTGGGCTTTCATAAAAGCTAAACCAAAATCATCTATTTCTAGCTCATATTCATCGTAACTATTCATTGCCTGTTTTCCTCAAATATTCCATCAATGTCATCACATCGTCTGGAACTACTGGCTCAAACTGAGTATACACATTTGGCCTATATTTTCTATTGCTAAGACCTAAATACCCCAATTCCTTTGCTAAACCCATCGCTCTTGACGTTGATAAATTGTGTATTTCTTGCGGATTTAGCTTTTTCCCATGTTGTGAAATCAAGTCCAAGACTTCTTCTCTAGCTATCAAATACAGCTTTTCCATATCTGATGACACATCATAGAAACCTTCTTCTGGTTGTCGTGTCGTATGAACAACATCCCCTAATCCACTTTCTTTGACGTAATCCTCTGTACCCCAATAGCTTTGTGGTGGATAGGGATTGTATATAACTTCTGGCTCTTGACGTAATGGCGTTAATCTTGTGGGATAGTTTAACTGACGCTCCTGACCACTAATATTCTTGTTTGTTAGATGTTTTTGTGGGTCCACTACATCCAAAGGAGTGTCCGAATAATGTAGCAAGTCAAGCAAGCCTTTACCTAATTGCTGTATACTACGCAATCCACGGCCCATTACTGCCCCCAACTTCTAATAATATCTTCCAACTGTTTGCGTTCTATACCATCTGGCATACCTTCTGGGTCCATTGTCCAATCTGGCATCAGCCCGACCTTTTGATCGGCATATATTGTGTCTGCACCTGAAGCACCCAAATTACGATTTGCTTCTGGCCCAAAATTTACCCAACTGTTTTGACCACGTGTCTCTGTCGTCATTGCGCCTCTGGCTTCAGGGGAGAACATACGGCTATGCTGCAACCATGCACGTTCTTCACCTTTGTTTCTGAACTGAGGATTGCCACTACCCATATGACCAAAGACATCATGCACAATCCTAAAAGCATCGTTTGCAACTGCATCGTCTTTGTCACCTATTCTACCTACTGAGGTCAGTAATGGATTTGCTGATGCATCAAAATTTGGGTCTGTTCCGTATCCAAAATCTGTAGGGAACACTGTTAGGTTTTTGTTTTCTACAATGTCTTTGTAACCCAACGCGGGGGTTTCGGCATATGGGTCTGTCATATCTCCACGTAAAAACGTGAAATTAATCCCACTGTCCTTTATAGCATTATATTGCGCCAAGGTTTCTTCGATCATAGCCTCATACGCTGCTTTTACTTTTGGATCATCTGGGTTGTTCTGCATGCGCTCATAAGCTGCCGCAATCAGCTTGGCACGTTCTATATCTTGCTCTGGGTACTGTAGATAATCAGGTATGTCTATTCCCTGTTCTGCAAGATAGCGTTCTTCTGCTGCTTTAATTGGGGCAATGTCACGTGATGAATATCGCTCACCTTCAATCGCTACAGCTGGTGGCTTCCCTTCGCGGCCTAGCATGTTAACGTCTGGGTCTGTTTCTAGCTTTTCGCCTAAGAGATATGGACGCGCCTTTTTTGTCATTGTCGCAAAGTCTGACAACTTATCGAACAAGCCTACATATGGAACTGTTACTGCCTCTGTAAAATTAGCCATCCCCGCCAAGTCACGGCCCAGAAGATCACTAGATGATCTGGACATTCCAAGCCCTTCTAGCCCACCTTGCAAACTATCAATCAGTCCACCAAGTATAACATCATACCCTGACAAAGATGCTAGTGGCACTTTTGCAAGTGGCTCTAATGGTCCTGCCCAAGACGGAAATTCCATGCTCATTATTTCAGAAGCATCTTCAATAGCTTGATTTTTTATTTTAGAACCTGTGCCACGCTTTTTGCGCTCCAAATCTTTTTCTAGTTGGCTACGGCCCCAACCTTCTAAAAAGTCTATGAAGTTCATAGCCCACCTACCTTGCGCAAGTATTCTTCAATATCTTCTTTGGATACATCACCACCTTGTAGCATTTGCGCCAATCCTACGCTTGCAGGGACTGCTGCTGCTGATAGGTTTTTAAGGTGGGAAAACTCTGGGTCAAATCGCGCAAAGCGTGATCTAAGCCTTCCACCTGTGTCGTATGTAATCTGATCTGTAGAGGGTTTTCGGGATGCGGTTTGCATTGATCGCTCCCATTCCCTTATTGCTTTATCTGCTTCTTTAAATTCTGCTTCTGTTCTGAAAGCGTCCATTCCACCTATAGGCCACGCTCTTGGACTATATGGGCCACGATCTACCACATTTTCTATTCGTGCATGTGGAACATCATCATATTTCATGGCGTATGCAATCTGATCTGTTGACGTTACTGGACCAACTACCGTTTCGCCATCTACTAAGTGCTGTATTGGCTCCCCTTGATTTTCTGGCCATAAATAAACATCAAAAAAACTATCAATCGTGTTGTCACCTGTTTTAGTTTTATAATTTGGACTGATTGCTGCATATGACGAACCTTGCACATCTACATCCAATGCTTTTTGTCGCAAATTGTTGATCTGATCTGAAATGTTGTCGCTTGGACCTTGCTTTACTAATAAATCAAACATCCCACTATCTTCAGCATTTGTGTAAGTATTGGATACTGCGGGGTTGTCTGACGTATATACAGGCGTAGTTTCATTATAAAAACTGTAACGCTCTGGATTACTTAATGCGCCGTGATACGCTTTTTCATCAGGATTAAATCCAAGCAACCCAGCCCGCTCCATCCTTGCTTCTGTTGACATATCAAGTGGTGTATATGCTGCCATAGTATATGGATCAGCTTGTTCCATCATTTCTTCTGTGACTTCGTTGGCTCTGCCTTGCTCACGCAACTTCAAAATGCGTTTTGCCATTTCCTCTGCGTCATTACGCGTTGGAATGTCATCTGCTTGCAATAACAATTCTAACAGTGACTTAGCTATTCGCTGCGCACCACGCAATCCACGACCACTACTCATTACCACTTCACCTTGTTAGCCCAATAAGCGGCGCTCATTTTACCTTTAGCAATATTCTTGGCGTGTCTTGCCTTGAACGACTTTGCACGTTTAGTCATCGTCTTATCGCCTGTCTTACCCTGCTGCCCAAAGCGGATCGTCTTAACCTTGTCACCTTCTTTAGCCACGACCACGTGTGACTTAGTGGGATGATTAGGTGTACGCTTTGGTTTGTTGTATCCACTAACACCCACTTTTTTTAATTTTGGGTCTTTTTCTTTAGACACTACATCGCACCCGCTTGCATTAGCGCTTTCAAGATTGCTTCTTTACGCTGTGGGTCTTGCGCTTCCAAACTCTTAATCATTTCATCTAGTGGTGAATATGCTTGACGATTACCGAATTCTTTACCTGCACCAATGTGACCTAAGTTTGCCACGAAACTAGCCAATCCACCATCTTCGTACATGCCACCTGATGCGTAACGACCACCACGATCTGTCATGTCGTAGCGATCACGGTATCCCATCATTTTTGCAAATCCATCCATCGCAGTGTTTGTGCTTCCACCACCTGAATTGCCACCACTCATAAACGCAAACAGTCCACCACGTTTAGGAAAGTAATGGTTTCCATCTATATTTCGCACCATCTTGTTGTAGTAATTCGCACCCGAATTCCCACCTTGTTGGTTTTGTATAGTCTGCGCTGTACGTGCATAATAGCTTTCATCACGATCTTTTAGACCAAGACCCATTGCTAAATCGTTTAGCAATCCACCCGATTTTTTCTTTTTATCTTGAGCCATTATTTCAATCCTTCAATTAAGCATGACCCCATCATTTTACACGCACTTGGTGAAGGACAATCAGGACACGGTTGAAAGGCTGGTTTATTTGAATTGGGCTTTGTAGGCTTTGGCATTATTTTTTTCCTTTTTTGGATTGTGATGCTTTTATTGCTTTTGCTGTAGGCGCACCTTTTGAGCCGGGCTTGCGCATTTTTTCACCACTGCCCGCTTTTATACGCGCTTGTTTAGCACGAATGTTATCCCAAAGACCTTTTTTCTTTTTTGGTTTTTTTGTAGCCATGTGATCACCTATTCTGGTGTCACCCTAGCATATTACGCTATACCACGCAAATTCCTTCTAATAGGTTCACCCCAACTTGAAACTGGCCTGAAACCTACTGACAAGTACCTAAACGCATCAGCACCGTGTGATGTCCAATCGTGCAATGGTTTACCACGCCATGACTTTAGTTTTTCGTCAAAATCTCTGCGATACTGCCGTAATGCTTCTATACCACGATTGCAGTGTTCTTCATCAAACCAACACTTGGGGATCATTGAACGTGCTGCTTGTATGCCATCCTCTATAGCTAGTTTCGGCGCAATCTCAATGTTCCGTATGCCCAGCGCGTCAAGCGTTTCCAACCTACTTTTGCCTGACCCAAGCTCCTTGACTTGAACATCATGCGGCAAAATGTGTTGTTCGTAGTGATAGCCTTTTTCGCTGAGAACTTTTGCATAATGATCTAAACCCACTCCACTGTTTTCGTAATAATCTATAATCCTAACTTCTTGTCCTACAAATTGGGCAAACCAAATTGCTGTGCTATCTCCTATTCCCAGGTCCCAGGCCGAAATTACTGACGCAGCACGATCATACGGCACACGGGTAATGCGCCCATCCTCTGTGGCCTCTTTCATTTCTTTTGCATAATAAGCCCCTTGGATTGCCGCCTCAAAGCTGCACTCAAATTCTGACAAGTAGCGATCTTCGCCCATTGCCCTTCTTGCCTCATCAAGTTCTTCCTGATCCAGTATTCCTGTTTCTGACGCTTTGAACATTGCGGTGTACCAGTTTGGATCACTTTGCGCTTCATGCCACAATTCCCAAAATTCATTCTTGCCTTTAGGCGTTGATATAAACGTGGCTTTACCACGGCGATCAGCAAGAGCCGGGCGTATGACGGTTGACCAAGCTGATGCGGGGAAGTCTGCCATTTCATCCAACACGACCAAATCAAAGTACAAGCCCCGGATAGCATTGTAATTATCTGCACCGAATAACCTGAACCGCGATCCATTTAAAAAGTCGATGCGCAATTCACTATGGTTTACTTTTATGTCTGGAATGTCTCTTGTGAACTGTAATGCATAATCCCACGCCACTGCTTTAGCTTGGGAAAGGTAAGGAGCAATGTATGCAACCCTTACATTCGGACGATCTATCTCAAAGCACCCACGTATTAAATCATTTATTGCGGCAACGGTTTTGCCAAAGCGCCGATGCGCGACGATAATTGCAAAGCGTTCTTTTCTATTATGAAAGGCTTTGATCTGATCGCGTGGTTTGTAATCTATTTCTTGCTCTATCTCTACTATTCGCGCCATTTGAGCCTAACCACGTGTTGCACTTCACCCTCTAAATCCGCTTTGACCTGTAGTGGCAATACTTTGCCCATTAAACTTAGGAACGCTGTGGGGTTTTCTTCTGCTTGCCCTTCTAAGTATGACACAAGGCCATCTTTTCCAAACTTATTTCCTGCACGTGATGCCGCTTCTAAAATAGCGTCTTTGAGCAATTTGCTGTTTTTGTTCATAGCGCCTTTGGGTCTACCTTTACCACGGTTTCCCATATTTTGGCCTATTTTATTGGTTTGTTCTTGTTTCGTACTCATAGTACCGTCCATAGTGGGTGCGTCTATATGTGGTATAT